AAACCAATCCTCGATAACCAAGCGGAACCTGAAGAAGACCTTATCTTCGATGAAGATCCTAAAGATCTTGAAAAGGTGCTCCCCAAGAGCACCAAGAAGAAGCGCAAGAAGGAGTATAAAAGCTATGGTTATTATGATGCAAACCACGACTGGCAGGAGTGCGTGTATGATGCACAATTGCAAAGATGGCGTGAAATCAAACAGGAAGAAAAGAAGTTTAAAGAGAAGGAATTCGGCGTTATGACTGAAGAAGAATATTGCGTAGTACCTAAAGCAAATTTTATTTGGAAGGCTTTATTGATTAAACCTCAAAAGGCTATTGATAAGGCACATGTCACATTTTCCGATTTCTTCAGAGACCTACAAAAGCTACCTGAAATTCTTATAGACTTTGGCAACATTTTCTCGGATCTTGTTATGAACAATCAAATTATGTCCTGGTTTTATGATCGTTATAAGAACTGGGGCTTATCTGATTTTCTGAGAAGTGTCACCACTGTAATAACATTTGCCGTCTTTATGTGGAGTACATTATGCTTGTCAGTTTTACCTATTCGTGTAGCTGCGTTTTTCATATTTTCATCTATTTGTGCGGGTGTAATGGTCTTCATAGCCATGCTCACTCGTTGGTATAATGATAAGATGATCCGCTTCAGTAAATTCAAGAATTGCATTGTCAAAGTTCAGGAATCTATAGCAGAAGTGAACATGAAAGCTTGCTTTAAAGCTTTTGCGAGTGTCGCGGTTGCATACAAAGTTTTCAAGATTGTGAAGGACGTGATTTCAACAACTAATGTGTTCAAAAATGTTTTCACTCGAGTAGATCTCAACAAATCTGTTAAGGTTAGTACTAGGGAACCACTTGCGATCCAGAAGAAATCTCGTGCCTATCCAATTGAATTCCAATCGCGATTGAATCCAATGACAGCTGAGGAAGAAGCAGCACGCAATGGTGAAGAATCTATGTGGGGCACAATGGACTACATTAGCCCAATTATGCAACACGAAGCAAAGACCATTACTCGAGAAGATCTCATACGTAAAGTGTTGAGCAATCTTTATAGCTTAACAATGTTGGACGAAAACGACAATGTTATTAGGTGTAATGGACTCGTGTTGGCAGGAAAGAGATTGCTTGTGCCACGTCACATTTTTGCAACTGGAGAAGTGCTTAAAGTAGCAGCTCGCATTAGAGAAGGCACTGAGAATGCAGTTTACAAAGGAGAAATCTCTATTAAAGCAGCAGGCCTTGTCGAGGGTGAAGATCTAGCGTTATGCTGGGCACCATTCCTTAACATGGGTGTTGATTTAGAGAAATACATTCCTATTGAAAATAAAGCAGAATTGATGGATGGTACTCTTCTTCATAGAAGTGAGGATGGCAGTGTACGCCGTAGTGAGAACGCTTACCAGAGGAGTAGTGAACATTACAATGGTAAAGGATTCGTATATAAGATGGCTTACAACAGTAAGAACGGTGATTGTATTGGTACTTCAATACTTTATGGTAAGTTCCCTGGCATAGGTCTTGTACATCTTAGAGGACGTGATGGAGAACCTTATGGAGCAGGCAGGCAATTAGACCAAGAATTAATTGGAGCCTTGAATGCCAGTTATAGAGCCAACGTGTATTGTGTTCGGGATACGAGCATGGCTTCTATACCAACTAAGGTTTACGACATTGAAACTTATACACAATCTAGGCCAATACATCCAAATTCACCTTTGAATTACATGCCTATTGGGTCTAACGTGTTAGTGGTTGGCTCTAATGACCAGCGTGTAACTCATGTCAAATCCACTATAGGACGTTCAGCTATCTCTCATTTACTGGAGGAAATTTGCCCAAATAAGTGGGACAAACCTAATTTCAACGTTAAGAGGAATTTTAGGGACACTCTCATTCATAGTGCAAATCCCTCAGTGGGTTTGCCACTTGGAGCGCTTATGCTTGCAATTGATGATTTTAAAGGTAAACTTCTAACAATTGGAGATAATCCTGTTGGAGCAGACTTATGCAAGAGGTACCTTAAACCATTGTCGCGTTTCGATAATTTAAATGGTATTCCAGGTGTTAGATTCCTTGATGGTTTAAATTTATCAACATCAAAGGGCTTCCCTGAAACTGGACCAAAACGTGATTGGATCATAGAATTGAATCCAGATGAATACCCACAACACCCAGATCCTAAAGATATCGATCCAAAGGTATGGGAAAGAGTAGATTATTTCAAAGAACGCATAAGAGAAGGCAAAAGAGCATTCATATGGGCAAAAGCATGTCTCAAAGATGAAGCCAAAGAGAAAGATTCAACGAAAGTGAGAGTTTTTGAAGCACATGAAACGGCTGGTTCACTCATTGTGAGAGAATATAGTTTGCCGTGGATTAAGATTTCAAATACATTTCCTCTCATTTCAGAAAGTGTTATAGGAATCAATTGTCATGGACCTGAGTGGCACGAGATGATTTCGTACTTAACTGAAGGAGGCACTGATGGTATTATTGCCGCCGATTTTAGCAAGTACGATCGTCGCATGCCTGCGCAAATTATTGCAGCGGTGGAGAAGATCTTCGTTGAAGTAATGATGGAGCTTGGAGACTATAGTGAAGACGATAAACTCATTATGGAAGGACTGATCACTGAGGCCACAAATGCATTAGTGAGCTTCAATGGTGATTGTCTCATTCATGTTGGTCACACCTCCTCAGGGAATTCTAAGACCACAATTACCAATGGTGGAGGCATTTCAGTCATTTTGCGAGTAGCGTATTATGTACTTATGATGCGTGCCGGTTTCAGACCTCGTGATATACCACCTTTCGCATTGTACATTCGCTTACTAGCATATGGTGATGACTCCTTGATACGTGTTTGGTTCATTATCCTTACTAATTCAAGAGGTGAGAAAATACAATTGCGTGATGTATTCAATTTCCTTACTATCAAGGAAGTGTTAGCAGAATGCGATTTAGTGCTAACCACTTGTTTCAAAGATGGAGCTGAACCAAAATTCTTCAACATCGAGGAGGTTGAGTTTCTCAAACGCAAACCTAGATTTGATGAGAAACGTGGAATTTGGTGTGCATGCCTCGAGGAAGACTCTATTTTTAAGAGCCTTCATGTGCATGGTAAAACCTCGTACAGTCCTACTCTGCATTGCGCTATTAACATTGAGAATGCATTGCGTGAGTGGTTTTTCTACGGAAGAGATCATTTCAATATGCGCCGCACTCAAATGATTGAAATCGCTGAGGAGGCAGGAATTGCCAATTTGTTGGGCCGCTTGGACGAGTCCACAGGTATCGTCACAAATAAGTTATACTGGACTTATGACGATTACCTTTCCGAATGGAATTCCAAGTATGCAGCTTAGAGCTGCTCCGCCCTGGGCAGGCGTTGTATGCACCACTCTTTTCGTCTTGGGGAGACATTAAATCCCTCGCTTAGGACAGCGTAAAGGTCCATTTCTGTCCAGGGATGACGTAAAAAGCCCCGCTTGGGACAGCGAAACAGTCCTATTCCGGACCTATTCGGGATAGCAAATGCATGAGTTGAAAATAGGTATGTACAACAGATTACTGCATGTTTAATTATTTATATGTTTCTGTTTTACATGTTCAGCATTGTACATATAGGCACAGCCCTCGCGCTGTACTGGTATTCACCAGAGAGTTAGCCACTCAACAAAACATATTGCCACTTGGAGTATTAAGCGAAACCCTTGTGGTATGAACATAAATAGCTTACTGAAACAAATAATAATAATAATAATTCTAACAATCCATCAGTTAATGATGGGCCTTCTTTTTCTGTATCTCAGACGGGTAATGAGTCATCAGCACAAAATGTACATTTTATTGATGGAGACTCGCCATGGACTTATGAGGTTTCACACAGCACCGATTCGACATCCAAGCTTACAGGATTCGATGACGCGGACCTCGGATCATTCTTATCTCGACCAGTTAAGATTAAAGAATACTCTTGGTCACCAACTGTTCAGTTGTTTGAAACATTTAACCCTTGGACTGAGTTTTTTAATAATGCGGATGTTAAAGATAAAATGCGGCGATTCAGAAATTTCAGATGTAATCTCAAAGTCAAATTTGTGATTAATGGTAATCCCTTTTATTATGGGCGCGCACTGGTTTCTTACAATCCTTATACTTTTCTTGACATAGTATCAGTTAATAGGGCTTTCTTTATTCAAGACCTTATTGCTGCTTCTAACAAACCGCATATATTATTGGACCCCACCACATCTGAAGGAGGCACAATACATTGTCCATTTATTTGGCATTTTAACTATGCGGATATTACATCTGCTAACTGGACTGCTGACCTCGGCGAAATCATCATCCATGATTTTGACGCACTTCGTCATGCCAACGGAGGCACAGATCCCATTACCGTATCTGTATTCGCATGGTGTGAAGACGTCGATCTTTGCGTACCAACGACCAAAAATGTACAGTCTAAGCCCGCTGGCACTATCCAGCTTGATAAGTTCGGTTATCCTGATATACTTGACTTACAGGGACAAAGTACGAATAAGGGTAAATCGCGAAAGAAGGGAAGCAATAAACGAAGCGAGGATGAATTTTCACATGATGGACTTATCTCTAAGCCAGCAACGGCAGTTGCTAAAGCTGCTAGTTATCTTAGCATGGTTCCTTACATAGGGCCATATGCCAAGGCCACCGAGATGGTTGCTAGTAAGATTGGAGAAGTTGCCAAGATATTTGGATATTCTCGCCCACAAAACATTTCCGATGTTTGTCAGTATACCCCCAGGTATACTGGAAATATGGTCAATACTGACACGTCAGAAAACGTTACCAAATTGTCAATAGATTCTAAAAATGAGTTAACAATTGACACTCGAACATTTGGTTTGGGTGGTGCAGATGAAATGACTATTAATTCCATTGCACAACGTATGACATTTTGGAAACAATTTGATTGGGCAGAATCTAAAAACCCTGATGATATCTTAGCTAGTTGGCAGGTTCAGCCACGACATTTTGACACTAATCCGTCATTTGTTGGGACTGAAATTCACCAAACTGCCTTATCATTTGCTTCATTACCCTTCGAAGCATGGCAAGGTACCATCAAGTATCACTTCAAAGTAATTTGTTCCGAGTACCATAGAGGACGTTTACGTATTGTATGGGACCCTAAAACTCCACCCACAGGTGCAATTCCTATGAACCAGACTTATTCAACAATAGTTGATATAACTGAAAACAGAGAATTTGACTATGAAGTTAAATGGGCCCAAACTAGACAATGGCAAAACATGCCTCGTGTAACCACAATATTGACATTACCAAACAATTATTACAGAACTACATCTCCGTGTCCTGTGACAGAGGGCAACGGAACCCTTAGTGTTTATGTACTCAATGAATTAGCGACGCCATCTATTACGCCAGCAGAAGTCAAAATACAAGTTTGGACATCAGCAGGTGACGATTTTGCTGTAGCCATACCAGGAGGCGAGTTACACAACATGTCGTACTGGCAAGAGCAATCCAGGCCTGAGATGTTGGCCTCTCCGAATGACAATTCCAACAACCCAGTTGGAGGGGGTGAAATACCATCTTTTGCAGACGGTGCTCCCAGTATGGAGTCTAAGTCCGAGCAGTATCTAGTTTACCAGGGCGAAAGAATTTTGTCCTTCAAAGATTTACTGCGCAGGTACTGGTTCTCTTATGTACATTTACTCCGTAAAGCACAACCTTCTAGTTACGGTTACACACGAATAACTATGCCAGGTCTTACACCCATGCGTGGCTTTAATGTGAATAGAGGTAGACAATTCGCTCAAAATTCTTCAGCTGCAATGGTCAGGTTCGACTTCGCACCTATGACCTTATTGAATTACCTCAAACCTGCATTTGCAGTCTATAGAGGTTCATTGAGACATAAATTCGTAACTCGTGGTTGGAGGAATACCAGCAATGAATCTGCAATGGTGATTTCACGTAGAGCGCTAGGTCCTCCTCATGGATACTCCGTTACAGCTGTAAATGCTGATATGGATCTACCTATGACTGAATCGGCTGTAGTCGCCGCACTAACGTCAGCAGAGTACTCTAAGGGTTTGGGTATGTTAGTTACTCCTACTCTACTCAACAACACTTTAGAAGTTGAAACGCCTTTTTATTCTTATGGTGAAAAGTTCAAGGCAGCGAGACAGATTGATCACGACTTGGGTGACGACAGGCAAGGACTCATTCTCGAAATTGATAATACTGATCTTAACAGTGATACACAAAGAAGGATTGATCAGTACACTAGTGTAGGTGAAGACTTCACTTTTGGACTCTTTGTTGGTGCTCCTATTTTATACCAATATAATGATCCTCCTCCAGTGTAGCTTCGCTTGTTACATAGTTTACATATTTGTATATTACATATTTACATTTACATACTTACATATTTACATAGATATATGAAAAGGGGTTTCATATTTATATACTTTACAGGCACATTCGTGTGTCATATACTACACGGCGATCGTGTGGGGGGGTTTTTAAACTCCTGGATGGGACAATCAAACGTCCTGCTTTAATGTGATTTGCATCACAGTAGGTTTTCGAGTTAACCTGAGCAGGGCGCTAGTCCTGTCTTAGGTTAATATTTTTACTACCGAGATCGCAAGTTTCATATATTGCATATCCAAATGTATAATTCGATTATTGTGTGTGTTCCTTTGAGGTTTACCATTTCCCTCGCGTGCATACAATGAGCATTTAGATCGCATACGCGGT